CTCCGTCCCATTCTTCCTTGTAAGTAGCCGTACGAAGTTGGTGAATAGGTTTTTGAATGAGGGTTTTGGTCGAGCGGTCATAGCGGTGAATTATATTTTGATGGTAGTACAATTCGTGGACATGGCCCATCCAAGTCAAGTCGTAGCCTTCGGTCGCAGCAAGGAGCCGCTGGTCTTGGATTACGCCCTTGGTTACGGGTCCTCCACCACCTGCCCCGTGATAATAATGCACTACGAAATTGACTCCACGGATTGTATCGTGAAGCACTCGGATGTCAATGGTTCCACCGTAACCGCCAACTTGAACCGCTGACCCTGTGGCGTAGTTGAGGGTGCTGGCAAAGCGTTGCAGGAGGTCCGTTTCCCCGTGCTTGATAATAGCGGTTTCGTGGTTGCCGTAGCCTATCAGCAGAATGTTTTTAGCGTATGGAGCAAACCATTCCACCGAGGTGAGCACGATATCGTCAAAGTATCGGTCGGTGTTGTGTTCGGGACGAATCAGGGACTTGTCAGCACGACGGTCATATTTACCCCTGACGCAAACTTACGACCTCATTACGAAGTTGTGTTAATTCTTTGTTTTGTGACTCGCTGGTAGCCTGCCACATAGCGAGGACCGCTTGGGCTTGACGAACTTGCAGGGAGTCCGATTCTACACGGCCCTTGGTGAACCAAGCGACCGCTCCACCGACGATTGCTGCAACGCTCCCGACGATGGTGGTTTCTATCAGATTCACTCCTTAACCTTTGTTTTATCCAAGGCCATCCAACCTACTGAAAGCAAGGTCAATACGGAACCGATGATTTCGGTGATTGACTGCTGATTTCATAAAAGGGAGTTTTGGGGTTTCGGGTGTTTCGGGGTTGCGTTTGCGGAATAATCTCATTTGCTCTTGGGTTTGTTGGCGTTGTAGTCGGCTTCGTATTGTTCCTCCCAACCCGCAAAGGCGTGGACACCGCAGGGTTCGGGCCAAATGACGTAAGGGGCAGCGAGTTCGCTCGGTTCGTCTGCGTGGAATAGCACGTCAACGCTGAACTCCTTGCGGACCTTGACGCAGTTGCCTTCTTCGTCCGTTGTTTCGCATAGGTGGCCGAGGATTACAACGCTATCCATCGGGTCCAACTTTGAGAGGACTTGGTCTGCAATGTTCGCAGATGGGAACGAGAGTTTACGGAAACAAGCCATTGTTAGAGGGTTGTAAGGGCTGCGAGTTCAGCGTTGGTTAAGCGGGTGGTGTAGAGGGCAGCAGAGCGGATGCGGTCGTTGAAAAATAAAGACGATGTATTTGTTGCCTCGTTTTTTCCGACATTAATAGCAAATAACGATGAAGGATACGTTGCGCTTGTTCCCGAAACGATTGCACCTCCGTCTAAACTAATAAACACGCTTCCACTTACGCCATTTTGCTGATATGCAAGCGCAACTTTATGCCGTCCATCCGATATTGGATTGATTATTGTAATTGTTTGGGCTTGAATTTGGGCATACAAAACATTAGACAAACTCCAAATAAAAATAGAATTAGTTGACGTATTATCGCTTAATGCGATTAATCGCCTATTTGCGGAATTGCTTCGTATTTCAAACTCCGCATAAAGCGTCCCCTCGGTCTGCCCGATGCAACCGCTGACTGCGCCTGATAGGGTTACCACGTCTGCGTTGCGGGTTACCGCTGCGGCAGTTGTGGGGATGTAGGAGGTGGCAACGGAGCCTGTTTCAAGTTGTGCGCCAAAAACATAAACGCCCGATGTGCCTGTGCCTGTGTATGATGTATTGCCCGAAGCGTCTGCAAGTCGGATTTGTACGTTAAAATTCCCAGTTAAACCGGGCGTGTAAGTCAAGATGCACCGATACCATCCATTGCCATAATTTTGGATAGATGCTGATACCCCATTCACGAGCGTTGCCGTCCCTGCTGTTAAATTAAAAGTGGCACTACCTAATCCTCCTCCGTTATTAAGAAAATTTACTTGTGTTCTTTCAGCAGACTTTGCAAAACAACTAAGGGTAACGGTCGTTCCGCTAACTTGCCCTGCTGGAGTTTGTATAAGAATATGCGTACCAGAGGCTGCGGTTTCCTGAATGTAATCGGAATTTGTGCCTCCAAATGGGTCGGTTGTGCCTGTTGAATTTGCAACGCTACCCGAACCAAAGGCATTAAGACCCGAACGAGTCCAAGTTGTATTAAACGCTTCACTTTGCAACAAAACATTCTGCGCACTCGGCTCCACCAAGAGAGCAGGGCATCCACCGCCAATCGGATAGTCCAACCTCGGAATCCCCGAAGCCACCGACTCAATCAAGCCGTTTGCATTCACACGGGTCGCAGTAGTCGCACGGGTTACATTAAAGTCGCCCGATGCACCCAATACCACACCGCCCGAAGTCGTTGCTAAGGGTGTGTAGAGTTTGCCCGTTTTGAATCGTGCAGGTACTAAAATCAGCGATGGTGTCGGCATTGTTAGAAGTTGTAAATAACTGCAAAGCGATTGAAGAGGCAACCATTCACGGCAGCCTCGGCAGCGGTTGCTCCGTCAGCCGTAGCCCTTGCGTTGAACAAGGCCCACACCCCTGCAGCGACTCCGCCTTGGAGCATGTTCGTGGGATAGCCGTAGCCGTAGCCTATCAGCATCTTAGAGGAAGGTGTAACCGATGACGGAACCTGCGCTTGGAGTAACGGCCGTAATCTTACCGCCATTGCGTCCGCTTATCACGATACCAGCGGAAACTGATTTGCCACTCATAGCGTAAGCGGTTAGCAGGTTTTCGCTTCCAGTTCCAGTAAGGGTTGTGAAGGTCGCAGCGGTGTTGACTACCAAGAAGTCGTAGTTCTTCCCGGTAACGGCAGCGTCAACGAACTCCATGGTACCGCCCTGACCGAGCATTTGTTGCAGAATAGGTGTAGGCATTTTTTAGCGTTTAATTGTAAATGTCTTTTATGTGGGAATTTCACAAACTGAATGACCGTAGGGGATTTCAAAGGTCATCGTCGCCTGCCACCCTGCCGTGCGGTCATCCCGGCTCTCTACGAAGCGGGTAAGCGATACGCTGGACGATAGGGTCCAGTCCTCGCTTGGGTAGTTGGTCGCTTAGGACCTCGTCCTCGTTATCCTGCCAACCCAACGTAGGGCTGCCCGAAACCACTCCGCCCATCGGCTTAATGGACTCAACTCTATCACTAAAATATACCCCAACCACCAAGTCCAAAGTACCAGCGTCAGTACTTGCAGACTGAACGTCCGCAAAGACCAAAGGATAGACGATGCGTTCACGGCTTGGGGTTCGCAGGTTGATGGTGTTGTCCGTGCCGATTGCAAGAGGGTCGCCCGTCCCGAACGAGTTGACCTGTGGATGAGCATTTGCAAGGTCCAGCAGGGCTTGCTTGATTTTTATCCAAGACATAGTTTTGCAGTTTCAGTATGTTCTTCTTGTGTGCGCCCATCGTTAGCAGTCGTTACACGCCCCGAATTGACCGTAAGGGTAGGGGTAGTCAAGGTTGCTGATTCCCATCCTCCTGTTGCGGTCTAAGACCATCCCTGTGCGGTAGTTGGTGGCGTTCGGGTAGATGGTGTCCAACGCAGACGGAGGCGAGTTCCACAAGGGGTATGAATTGCGGTTCTCCATCAAGTACCGGGTAATGCGTTCGGAATACCACTCGGCATCGTTCTTGACCTTATCAGTCAGCCGGGTGATTTCCTCCATGCTCATTTGAGAACTTTCCTCGCTCGTTCTACGGACCATCCCCTTGTTCATGTACTTAAAGGCCAACACCATGGGCAACTCGTAGTAAAGCCATTGAATCATAGCCGGCTGGATGTAGTCCTCCAGCAGCGTTTGGTTGAGTGCAGATGTTGAACCGCTGACCACTTGGCTGACGAGTTCCCCATACAACGGAGATCCAACGATTGGCTGAATCCGCATCTCCTGCACCTTGACAACCGTTGGACGGATTTGGGTGTAGGATACGTTCTCGTTGATTATCGAGTTGTCGAGCAGCGTTTCTTCGCTTATGAATAGTGCCTTCATGCCTTTGAAATTTTGTTGCCTTTGCGGATTACCAACTGCTGCTCCCATACGTGCCTGCATTGGGGACGATTCACTCCGCTCGGTGTGTGATACCAACCGCCCCTCCTGTTCCAAACGGAGTAGCCCATTATCGCAGAAATCCCGTCGATGTCCTCACGGGTGTAAACCTTGCCCTGCCCTGCCAAGTCAAGCATGACCTTGCAGAACTCACGGCTGGAGCCTTTGTCCTTGTTGCTGAAACCCGTGGCCCATGCGTACTTGTAGCGGACTTCCAAGACTGGCTCGGCAACTTCCTTGACATTCTTGGGAAGGTTCTGCTCGGCAATCTTGTCCACGGCCCTGCTGATAGGATAGCGGTCCTTGGTAATCAAGTAGGCGACTCGCTTGGCGACCTTCGCCTTGCTGACCCCGAACTCCTTTGCCATTTCTTCAACGCTTGCATCCCGGTTCTTCTTGCGGTAGGCTTCAATCTTCAGGTCCAACTCTTTCTCTTCTTCGCCCAGTTCGGCAAAGGCCTGTCGCACTTGGTCGTCTAAATCGGTGTCAAAACGCATCGGCTTGGAGTGCATGACATGGTAGTCGTCTGCATGGCAGCCGAACTTACTTGCAACGACCTCCAAGACCTTGAACTCTTCGTCGCCCCATCCGTAGTCCTCGTCGTCCTCTTCGCCCCAAGTCGGCTCGCTGAACTCTTGGGACTGAACGCCCAGCATCGTGTCAATCTCTTGGGCTGACAGACCGAACCCTGCTGATAGCATGGTCCGAGCCATTTCCAGCGTGATTTTGTCCTGCATATACTGACGCACGATACGCATCAGGTTTTGATACTCACGGCCCGATAGTTTCTTGATGTTGTCGTTGCTCTGCAGTGCTTCCACGGCTTGCGGTTGCTCGTCGGGTTGGGGGTTAGGTCCAACCACGTCGGCAGGCTTCTCAAGAGGTTGCAGACCTGCCTTTTCCCGAAGTTCGTCTTGGGTCATTATCTGCAAGAGGGCCTGTTCGCTTAGTCGCTCGGTAATCGGCTCAACAGGGATAAGTTCCATCCCTTCCACGCCATTGAAGGATCCCAAGTAGTTGATCATCCGCTCCACCTTGCGGACCCGGTCGTTGACGTAGGTCGCCTTGAATAGTTCGTAAGCCTCGACCAATTCATTGCGTCCACCCAATTGGCCTTCGGTCTTCACACCAAAAAGCATCGGGTTGGTTACACGGTGGGCGATGAATATCTCTTGCTGGATGGCTTTGTTCAAAATCTCGAACTGCTTGTCCATATCCGAAGGAGTCAGCGGTTCCAAAGTCGGGGCCTTGGCTGCATCATCGTTGAAGGTTACCACAAAGCGACCAGCGTTGTCGGTTCCTGAAAACTTGCGTTTAATCTGCCTCTCAATGTCGCCCTGTTCTTCGGGGGTCGGGATGCCGTTGTTGAAATTAATCAAGTAACCGCCCCAAAAGTTGTTTCGCAGGTTGTTGTTGTGGAAGTTCGCCACTTGCACGTCTGCCTCAATCCAAGCATTGCCTCCGATGTATTCGGGCAAAGGATAGTGCTTCACGCCAGCAGCGTACACCCGATAGTAGAACAACTGCTTACCGAGGCGGTTCTCCGGGTCGAATGCCGGAATCTTCTCGATGTCCCCAACTTTGGGGAACAACTGCATCATGTCATCGTTGTACCAGTCAGCCACCTGAAACATCTTCTCCTCTTTGTCCACCCTGATTTTCTCGAACGGGACGTGCTCCATCTTGGCGATCGTGCCAAGTTTGGACCAAGTAACCGCAACCGCAAAGCCGTTGAAAATCTCCAAGTCCAAGACCAGTTTCTCCGTGATGTCGTTCAGGTCCTCGGTGCTTGACATTCCATCGAAAAACTTGATGAAGCGGGCCTGCTGCTCCACGGTCAAATCCTCCCCTGCCTGCCAGCCTCCGCCCATGATGTAGTTCACCTTGCCGTTGACGATAGCGTTGTGCTTGGACGACCTGCGATAGTTGTCAAGCAGATAGTAGGGGTACTCGTTGGCAAAGCCGTAGGTGATGTATTTGCCGGACCTGTTCTCCAGCATCACGGGGACCTTATGCTCTATCCCCAACCATTGGGTGAAGTGTTGAGTAGATTTATTACTCATAGCGTTGTAGCAGTAAAGTTGAGGGACTGAATCGTGATGGGTTCAGCAGAGTTCTTTGAGTTGACCATGATGGTAAAGTCATCGTTGACCGCTGCGGTGAGGTAGGCTTCAAAATAGACCGCATGGCCGTTGTCGTGGCTCATTGTAACCCCTGCCTTGCTGGATGCTATCGGTGTGCCTCCCTTGGCGATGTACCAGTCAAATTCCCTGTTGTTGCTTGCCGAAAAGGTCATATTTGCAGACACCTTCAACGCAGCCCCAGCGATGCCTGTGTAGGTAATCACGC